GCGATAAGGTAACAGCTTACGGGCAGCTGAAAACTGCGCGCAAGGTGTGCAAGTCGGCGCTGAACAACAACATCGTCGACTTGAATAGATTAGATGGACTGGACGTCCGTCTAAGCTATTTCCGGACGCTGCTCGAAAATCGACCGCAGCTGACGGACGAGAGGTACTGCTACTTTGTAGCCCAACTCTCGCAAACAAGAGGCTCCGGTACGCCGCCTCCTCTTGTTTGTCTCCAGGCCAAGAAGAAAGCACTTCTTACTTGGTCGGAGAAATCAGTTCCCCTGACTGAAACAGAAAAGGGGCTGATTAAGGCTGGACTTAAACTTCTGGAGAAGGATATTCCGCCTGGAGCGTTCACCGGCTTGGATACCAAAGCGCGGTTTAACGCAACTACGACAGCGTGTTGGGAACACACGGTGTCGGAGGAAGGCACCATTCAGGCTCTTGCAGAGCTCGTGAGTGATGCTAAAACCGGCCTTCCCGTCACAACGTATGACTTGGAGACAGGCCGACGCAATGGTTCGGTTTCACTAAGTGAAACGAACATTGGTACATACGTCTTCTGGGCGTGCTTAGGGCACGTTTCCAGAATGACCCCGGAAGAACGTCGCAGAGCGACAATGCTTACGGTAAAGGAGCCTGGGAAAGCGAGAATCGTAACCAAGGCTTCGGCCTACGTCAAGGTCGTACTTGACGTAGTGTCTAAGATCTGCTCTCACCCTCTGGGTAAGGTCAGTTCTTCAGTTTCAGGCATGAAGAGAGACTCTCATGGCTGGAACTTCTTCCAGTCCCTTTTCGAAGAAAAGAAGCTGGGAGATTTCTTCCGTTCCGACAAAACAATCGAGAACGAAAGTATGGGAGATGCCGTCGTAAAGACTGACTACTACCATCCATTAGCGGTCCAATTTAAGGACCTAACTAATGCTACTGACATATCTCACCACGAAGTGGGGGATATGTTAGGCACCTTCTGGCTCCGTAAATGCGGAGTCCCGAAGGTGCTCCGGAACCTGGTGAGAGACATCTCATTCAGGCCCCGGAAGATCTATTTCGAAGCATACGGACCGATGTTCGAAATATTCCAGAAAGCGGACCGTATCGGTCGGTTTGTCTGGCTCGAAAGAGGTATCCTTATGGGAGATCCCCTGACGAAACCTATTTTACACACAAATAATGCTGTAAATAGGAAAATTCCCTGCCTCGGATTGCATCCTGAGGTCGTGAATTCTACTTTCACCAATCCTGCGGAAATGATGAAAGTACTCCGAGAGCTCTCCGACTAAAGGAGAGTATCTCGGTCTCTTCCCCCCGTCCATTCAATGGGAGGGAGAAGAGTCCGAACTGCAGCTAGACACTAGTCTGTAGTTCGCCAACCCAAACGCTGCGAATGCAGGTC